TGCTGTGACGCTATATCATACTCATATTATGAGAGCGCTTTCAGAAGCTACATTAAAAGGCAAGGCTGGATCTGTAGGCGACTTAGTTATATCAAGTATGCTTATGGGTGGATTGGTATTGCAATTACAAGAAATGCGTAAAGGCAGAGATCCAAGAGCTATGGATACAAAAGAATTCTGGGGAGCTGCTTTATTACAAGGTGGTGGATTAGGTATATATGGCGATTTATTGTTTAGTAATGTCAATCGTTATGGTGCTGGCCTAGAAGATACATTAGCTGGACCAGTTATTAACTTACTAAATAATCTTAAAAACTTAACTATAGGTAATATATCTCAAGCATTAAAAGGCGAAGATACTAATGTAGCCAGCGAAACACTTAAGATGATACAAACCTATACTCCCGGCTCAACTTTGTGGTATTTAAACCTTATGATGCAAAGAGAGGTATGGGAAAGAATGCAACTATGGATTGATCCTAATTACATGGATAGATTGAATAGAATGCAAAATAAATACTTTAATGAAACAGGGCAAGAGTTCTGGTGGAAACCAGGCTATGATGCTCCAGATCGTGCGCCAGAGATATCTAGTAAAACTTTATTGACACAATGATTAAATTAGTATAGACAAATAATAGAATATAGTTAAAATAAGGCAAAGGAAAAATTATGGCTGATTATGCAATAACCAACGTAGCAAGACGAGTCGTATACACTGGATCTGCGGGTGTAGGCCCTTATGCCTTCTCATTTCCTGTATTAACTTCTACAGATATCGCAGTATATAAGAACACCACACTACTTACTTTAACAACAGACTATACTGTAACCATTAGCGGAACTACAGGAACTGGATCAATCACATTAGTATCTGCTGCTACAGGCGCTGATCGTATTACCATTGTAGGTGCAAGAGCTATCCAACGCTCAACAGACTTCGTAACTGGCGGTGACTTCTTTGCTAACACACTTAACACTGAATTAGACTCAGAAGTAATCTTTGTTCAGCAAGTAGCTGAAACAGCAGAGCGTTCATTAAAAGCGCCTGTAACAGATCCTACATCTATTGACATGACGTTACCAGTCAATACAACGCGCGCTAATAAATTTTTATCATTTAACTCTACTGGTAATCCACAAGCAGTAGATGCTGTTGGAACATACAAAGGTAATTGGGCTGCAAGCGTAGCTTATGTATTACAAGATGTTGTTAAAGATACATCTAATAACAATATCTATATTTGTATCACTGCACATACATCTACTGGATCACAACCTATTTCAAGTAATGCCGATGTAGCTAAATGGTCTTTAGTTGTAGACGCTGCCTCTGCTACAACATCTGCAACTAATGCTGCTGCTAGTGCTAGTGCTGCTTCAACAAGTGCAACTAACGCTGCTGCTTCTGCATCTACCGCAACTACTCAAGCAACTAATGCTGCTACTAGCGCATCGACTGCTACAACACAGGCTTCTAACGCATCTACTAGTGCTACCAATGCTGCTTCAAGTGCATCTTCTGCTTCTAGTTCTGCATCATCAGCAACAAGCTCTGCATCGACAGCAACTACACAAGCAAGTAACGCAAGCACATCAGCTACTAACGCTGCAAGTTCAGCATCAGCAGCTTCAACAAGTGCAAGTAATGCTTCTACATCAGCTTCTAATGCAAGCACATCAGCTTCTGCTGCAAGCACCTCAGCAACTAACGCTTCTAATTCTGCTTCAACTGCAACGACTCAAGCATCTAATGCCTCGACTTCTGCTACTAATGCAGCAACATCTGCAAGTGCTGCCTCATCTGCACAAACTGCCGCAGAAGCTGCACGTGATTCTGCATTAGCTGCATATGATAACTTTGATGATAGATATCTTGGAACTAAAGCAAGTAATCCTACATTAGATAATGATGGTAATGCTCTTGTAGCTGGCGCTTTATATTTCAATACTACAGATAGTAGTATGAAAGTGTATACAGGGTCAGCTTGGGTAGCTGCCTATGTATCTGGCGCTGGCACTCTTTTGGCTGCTAATAATTTATCAGACCTTACAAACTTTGGAACAGCAAGAACAAACCTTGGTCTTGCTATTGGCACTAATGTTCAAGCTTATGATGCTGAATTAGCTGCTCTTGCTGGATTAACTTCTGCGGCTGATAAAGGTATTCAATTTACTGGATCTGGCACTGCTGCCACGTATGATTTAACAACTGCTGGTAAAGCATTGTTAGATGATGTTGATGCATCTGCACAAAGAACTACATTAGGCTTAGGCACATTAGCTACAGTATCACCTACAGGCACAGCAGACGCTACAACATTCCTTCGTGGAGATAATACATATGCAGTAGTATCAGTCACACCTACTGCTGTATCAGATCAAGCTAATGCATCTACAGGATACTTTGACTTACCAGCTGGAACAACAGGACAAAGACCAGGATCACCAACATCTGGTAACATGCGTTATAACACTAGCACAAATGGATTTGAAGGATACAATGGCACAGCATGGGGTTCTATCGGTGGTGGTGCTTCTGCTGGTGGTGCGATCTATGAGAACACAACAACGATCAGCGCTAACTACACATTAACATCAAGCACCAATGGCATGTCTGTTGGCCCAATCACAGTCGCTTCTGGCGTAACAGTTACAGTTCCTAGCGGACAACGCTGGGTTGTATTATAGGAGAAATAGATGGCTTCAATCAATGCTTCAACGAGTGGTGCTGGTGGTGTAATAACTACTGCTGATAATACAGGAACTTTAAACCTACAGTCTGGTGGCACAACGATTGCTACTATTAACAGCACTGGTTTAAGTATGGCTAGTGGTAAAGTATTAGCTCCTACTGGACCAGCGTTTAGTGCTTATCAAAGTTCTGCGCAAAGTATATCTCATAATTCATTTACTAAAGTTCAATTCCAAACTGAAAATTTTGACACTAATAGCAACTTTGATAATACAACAAACTACAGATATACTCCAACAGTAGCTGGTTATTATTTTGTTGATGCAAGAGTAGCTTTTAATTCATTATCACAAAACTCATTTTCTCAAATTCTTAAAAATGGTGGTTCAGAATCCAATTCTCCAACTGCAATTCCATGGGCTGGAATATCTAATTCCCAATCAACAGCATCAGTTCTTGTTTATATGAATGGATCAACAGATTATTTAGAGGTATGGGCATATCAAGCATCTGGAGGAGCATTAAGTTTAATTGTGGGAACTAATATAACAGCATTTTCAGCATTTTTAGCGAGGGCAGCATAATGTTATTAGCAGATAAAATTGTATCAATATATCCATCTTTAACTGATGCAGACTTTGGACTAATGGGAACAATAAGATTACAAAACGACTCTGATGGTCGTGGAGATTACATAGCTAAATGGGAACATCCTACATTAGCTAAACCAACAGAGGAGCAATTAGCATGAGTAGCGTAATCATAGCGGGAAATACTAGCGGAACTATTACATTAGATGCACCTAACGTAGCTGGCACGACAACACTTACGTTGCCTACTACTAGTGGGACTATAGTAACATCTGCTAACATTGGTTCTAATCTTCCAACTGGTTCTGTTATTCAAGTAGTGCAAACTGTTAAAACTGATACATACTCAGCAGCGCCAGGATCTTCTACTTGGGCTGATATTACTGGCATGTCAGTATCTATTACACCATCATCAGCATCTAATAAGATTATGGTATTTTTCTCTGTGCATGGAGGCACAAGTAATTTGAATTACGTAAGATTGGTCAGAGATTCAACTGCTGTTGGTGTAGGTGAAACATCTGGAAGTAGGGTTAGTTGCACAGTTGGTAATTTTTCTGACACAAGCGATGGAAATAGAACTTTTGAATTTGGAACTAATTTTCTAGACTCTCCATCCACAACATCAAGCACTACATATAAATTACAAGTATTAGGTGAAACAACAAATACATTTTATTTAAATAGGACAAGAACGGATGCAAATTCAACAGTAGGTTTTAGACCTATTAGTCAAATTACAGTAATGGAGATCAAAGGATAATGAATAAACACGAAGCCATATATAAACTATATCCTAATGTTAAATATATTAACGATGACATTCCATATGACAAAGATAATAATGTTGTAACTATTGACAATGTTTTAATAGATGCAGAGGCAGCCAAATACGCATACATTGGACAAAGACAACAAGAATATCCATCTATCGTAGACCAACTAGATACTCTCTATCATGGTGGCTATGACGCATGGAAAGCATCTATTGATGTAGTTAAGAATAAGTATCCTAAAGGAGCAGCATAATGGCAATGACACTCGATGGCTCAAATGGAGTCACGTTTAATGACGCATCTCTACAAGGAGCTGCTGCATCTCCCTTTGGATTAAAGAACCGCATCATCAATGGTGATATGAGGATTGACCAAAGAAATGCTGGTGCTAGTGTTACCGCTAGTGGCGACCCTGTTTATACATTAGACAGATGGTATATAACGCAATCTCAAAACTCTAAATTTACTATTCAACAAAATGCTGGGTCTGTAACCCCACCTTCTGGATATAAAAATTATTTAGGTGCTACTGTTGTGTCTGCAGTTACTGTTGGGGCAAGCGATTATTTTAGTTTAGCACAATCAATTGAAGGGTTTAATATTGCAGATTTAAATTGGGGAACTGCTAATGCTCAAACAGTAACATTATCTTTTTGGGTGCGTTCTAGTTTAACAGGAACTTTTGGCGGTGCATTAAGAAATACAACTGGTAATCTTTCTTATCCTTTTACATATACAATTTCATCTGCTAACACTTGGGAACAAAAATCAGTTACTATTGGTGGTTCAACAACTGGAACATGGAACTCAACTAACACTGAAGGAGTAATTGTAAGATTTGGACTTGGTGCTGGTTCTACATTTAGTGGGACTTCTGGTGCATGGGCAACTCAAAATTCAATGTCAGCCACAGGAGCTACATCAGTAGTAGGCACTAACGGAGCTACATTCTACATCACTGGTGTCCAACTAGAAGTAGGCTCAACAGCAACACCATTTGAACGCAGACAATACACAAATGAGTTGGCATTGTGTCAGAGGTATTACTATAAACTTGTTTCTGGTTCAGCTGAACTAGCTTTTGGTGTTG